TATTTATATGACATACACAAAGGAGACTATGAAAGGTCTCTACAAAATACAAAATCCTAAGAAGTATATTGGTGATCCTGGTAGAATTATATATCGTTCTAGCTGGGAGCTAAAGTTTATGAAATGGTGCGATAGTAATCCAAGTGTATTAGAATGGGGTTCAGAAGAACTGGCTATTCCTTATATTTCACCCAAAGATAATAGAGTCCACCGATACTTTGTAGATTTTTATATGAAAGTCCAAGAGAGTAGCGGTAAAGTAAAAAAATACTTAATTGAAATAAAGCCTGCTAAATTTGTTCAGCAGCCGAAAATTCCTGCGAGAAAGACTAAACAATTTCTAAATGAAGTTATGACTTGGGGTGTAAATCAAGCCAAGTGGAAGTATGCAACTGAATTTTGCGAAGATAATGGTTGGGAATTTATGATATTAACTGAAAAAGAACTTGGAATTAAAGCATAAATATACACTAAGGAGATTTATACCATGGCTAAAGCAACAGGAAATACAAAGACAGTATTCGCACCTCGCCGCAAGGGAGTCAAACTAAGCACGATGAACAAGCATAAGCGCCGCAATTTTAAGAAGTATAGAGGTCAGGGCCGTTAATGCCATCAAATAACGCCTTTCAGAAACTTCGTGCGCAAGTAGGAGATGGACAGAAGTCCATTGACTGGTATATGCGCAACGTTAAGAGCCTCGTGGGCGCAAGAGTTTCTGGAAACACAGTGATGCAATCTGATATCGGCAGTCTTACCAGCAAGGTAGAGATTGGTGCGATGTATATGTATTTCTATGACCCGAAGTTTAAAAACGAACTACCGTTTTACGATACTTTTCCTTTAGTATTGCCGTTCGGTCCAGCTAAAGGAGGTTTCTATGGTATTAACGTTCACTATTTGCCTTACCTGTTAAGAGCAAAAGTTTTGGGTGAATTGATGAACTTTGCGGATTCCAAGACGCTTACACCAACCAGCAAAATGCGCTTGTCATATAATCTTTTAAATAGTCTACAAACAGCCGCGGAAATTAAACCTTGCATCAAACATTATTTGACTACACATGTAAGGTCACAATTCATGAAAATTAATCCTGTTGATTGGAAAGCAGCGATATTCTTACCAGTTGAAGCGTTTGTTGGTGCAACTAAAGAATCAGTTTTCAGAGACACTAGGAGCAAGATTTAATGGAACAAGCATATAATAGCTTGGCAAATTTCCGCGCGGAGACGAGAAAAAGAGATTTTGCTCGTTCACATAGATTTGAAGTGCAAATAATTCCACCAGCAGAGTTGATGGGCGACGACGGTAAAAGAGTGCCAGGCGGACAAAGAATGGCCACACACTTAACATCTGCCGGTCGTTCAGCCAATCATCTGTCTCTATTTGTAGAAGATGCTATGATTCCAGGAATACTCCTTGGAACTAGACCAGTTAGAATCAACAATTTAAATGAACAACGTGCCAGCGCAATTGATTTTGGTGGAGACTCAATTACCTTTACGTTTTTAGTTGATGCGACATGGGCAGCAAAAGACTTTTTCGGAGATTGGATGCGCGGAATTATCAATAAGAGAACCCGTGAAATTGCTTTCCCGAACAAATATTATGGCGGCATGATAGTAACTGCCTTGAATAATAAAGATGAAGTCGTTGCCAAATGGGAAATAGAAGATGTATTTCCAAGATCGATTGCACCCATTCAAATGTCTAATAGTAACACACAGCCTATTAGATTACCAGTGACATTTACATATAAAAGATGGTTTGTAATACCAGTTTAATTAATGAAGGACTAAATTATGCCGTTGCCAACTATGACTACTCCGACTTTCAGAGTAAAGTTGCATTCTTTATCAAATGAAATTGAGTTTCGCCCCTTTCTCGTAAAAGAGGAAAAGATACTTATCTTGGCTCAAGAATCCAACGAGCCAAAAGAGATGATAAAGGCTATGCAAGATATTGTTACATCTTGCTCTAATGGAAATGTGCAGGGCAGAGACTTGCCGTTTTTTGATCTACAGTATGCATTTATTCAATTACGCTCCCAGTCTATTGGCAGTGTCACTGATTTCGTTTTGATTTGCGGTGAATGTGGACACAAGACTGAGACTACATTAGATTTGAATTCGTTGACAATCGATTTTCCCGAAAATCATACGAATAAGATAATGCTTTCAGATGCCGTTGGCGTGATTATGAAATATCCAAAGGCAGAAATTTTAGTCGATGATGAAACTCCAGCATTCAATCTTGTCGTAGCGTGTATAGATAAAATCTTCGACCAAGACGAAATCTACAACGCAGAGGATGAAGGTCCAGAAGAAGTAGAAAAGTTTATTAACAGTCTTTCGACACAGCAGTTTGAAAAGATAGTAGAATTTTTCCAGACTTCACCAAGACTTGAAAAGACAATTGATTATACATGTGTTAAATGTGAAACAGAAAATACGGTATTAATAGACGGTGTAGAAAATTTTTTCGAATAACCCTTTCTCATGATAATTTGATGAATCATTATAAGACAAACTTTATTTTAATGCAAGAACACAAATACAGTCTGTCAGAACTTGAAAATATGATGCCATGGGAAAGGGAAGTTTACATTGGATTGTTGATGACCCACTTGAAGAAAAAAGCAGAACAGAACCAACAGGATTATTAAGAAATGGCCAGTAACTTACAAGGACTATCAGATAGACTACAGACTGCCCCTAATAATGGGCCAGATCCTGTTGTCGACCGTCTGGATGAGGTTATAGGTCAAGCAAAAGACATCAAAAAATTATTGAGTTCGTCTGGTTCTGGCGTGGGGAAAGAAACTCAATTAGAAAAAATTAAGGAAACTACGAATCCTTTTTCAGTGACTACTGTGGATGGCGAAAAAGCTGCTAAGATTTTATCCGCTGCCACAGAAAACATAAGCAAAGACTTAGAACAGTATACCGACGAAGAACGTAAAATGCTGACCGAACTTGTCAAAGAAATTGGTAAGTTGACAGAAAAGAATCTAGAAGGATTCAATAAAGGTATCAAAGAGGTGCTTGCTCTTGCTAAAAAGGGACAAGCCGTTGCACAGGCTTCAGGTAATACAGACGCCGCAACTAGATTTGCGAATGCCGGAAAGGCAGCTAAAGAGCAATATTTTCAAGCAAATGATATGGGTCTTAAAGGAAAAGAAGACACATTTAGAAATCGCTTGAAGCGTGCCGTTAGTGGCAAAGACACGACAACGGGTACTGCAATTCCAAAAGGATTTGTAAAAACTCAGCTTGAAGGTGCAAAAAGAGTCTTCACCGGAAAGCCCGGTGATATGAGATATGACCTGTTCACTTCTGATAAAAAGAAAAGAGCCGAAGCCAGAGATAGTATGGGATTGGCCCAAGAAGCGGAAAAATTAACTGATCTGACTACAGAACAGAAGAAACTACTGGCCGATAGAGGAATAGCGCCTGCTTCTGAAAAAGATATATCATATCGTAGAGAGGGGAAACCAGTATCAAAAGATACTATTAATGCCGAACTTCAAAAAGATTACGATGAGAAAAAGGGTGCATCGGTTATTCTACCAGATAAACCAACTACAGGAGCAGTAGCGGCTGGCATCGAATCTAATGTAGCACAACCTACAAGCGAACTACAAGAAGATGCGGCTGGAATGTCAGAGAGCCCGGTTGTAGATGCTATCCAAGAAAATACGAAAAAGCTAGACGAAATATCTGATACATTCAAAGAAGCAAATGAATTATTCTCTGCAATAAAAGATACGATAGAAAAGATTGCTCAATCGATTGAGAATTCTGGTGGCTCAGATGGACCAGGTGGCGGTGGACCCGTAATCGATATCGATTTACCTAGCCGTAGAAATCGCGGCGGAAATATTCCTAATGCTCCAGATGGTAGCAAGAAGTCTAGATCAGAAAGAGCTAGAAGTCAACCGAGAGATGCCAAGGGTAGATTTGTTAGAAAAACACCAGCAGTTTCTCCCGGTAGAACGCCTGGTAGGGGCAGAGGTATGCTTGGTGCATTAGCATTAGGCGCTGGTGCTCTCGGCGCGGGGGCATTGTTTGCGGGTAACGATAATGATGGCGGTGAAAACTTAGCCGGAAATAATGCCACAAATATTGCTGCCAACACTGCAATGGTGGCAGCCGATCTTGCTCCTATGTCCGGAGATACAGCAAAGCCTGTTACTAAAGCGGGTGAAAAGGCTGCTACTAAAGCGGGTGAAAAGGCTGCTACTAAAGCGGGAGAAAAGACTGCTACTAAAGCGGGTGAAAAGGCTGCTACTAAAGCTGGTCAAAAGGGTGCAGTTAAAGCCGGAGAAAAAGTTGCGTCTAAGGGTGTAGCTAAAGTTGGCGCGAAAGCAGTTGGCAAATCGCTATTGAAGAAAATCCCAGGTGTTGGTCTTGTTGCTGGTGGTGTATTTGCTGCCCAACGAGCTATGGCTGGTGACTGGACAGGCGCAGGCCTAGAATTAGCATCGGGTGCAGCGGGAACTATTCCTGGTGTTGGAACAGCCGCTTCTGTCGGCTTAGATGCTGCACTGGCTGCTAGAGATATGGGCGCCTTGGGTGGCACACCAGAAACACGTGCCGCAGAAGCCGCACAAAGTGGCCAAGCACCAAAGGCGGCAACACAACCAAAACAAACAGCTAAAGTCCAGGGTAAGCCAGGCGGCGGCATATTCAGCAAAGCAGCTGGATTTATGAAAAGAAATCCACTAATGACTGCGGTTGGTTTAGGTGGAGTCGGCCTTGCCGCTGTTGGTGCAAAGAAGGCTTACGATTACATGAGCGGTGGCGGAGAAGAAGCTAAAGTCCAGTCAGGACAAAATCCTGATAGCGGCATCTTAGAAAAGGGGTCGGAACAGGCTAAAGACCAAATGAAAGTCAATGTTCCGCCTCCAACAATCATCAATCAAGGTGGTGGCGGGGGCGGCGCATCGCAAAGCTCCCCGGTACCAAATACTAAAACTTATGTTAGAGATGATGAGAGCAGTTGGATGAGATTTGCTCTAAAACGAGCAATGGCATAAAAAAGGGGCGCTTAGAGCGCCCCTTTCTCTTTTAGTCGTCCGCAAGACTTGCGAAGTAACTCATATTATCATCACTCTTTTCATCATTCCAAGGTGGAGTTTCTTCGGTTGCCTTAGCAGCCGTCTTCATCTTGGTTTCAACGAAGAGTTCATCCTCTGCATCAAGCGGATTTACCTTCTCTGCGGTAGGCACACGAGTACCACTACCAAGAACAGTATTCAGCTTGGTCTTGAGTTCATCATAAGACTTGAAGTTTGAGGGATCAAGAAAAGCGGCAAGTGAATGCGTCTGCTTCCAGATTGCTTCTAGCTTATCCTCATTTTCATCAAGTGGCGTATTACCATCAAATTCTGACTTATCGTAGTTACGATAGCCTTCTACCTGACGAATACGGAGCTTGAAGTTGGCACCTTCCCAAAGATCAAACGGATTAACCGGCTTCTCATCTTCAAAAGTAGGCTGCATTACGTCCTTGATCTTGTCGAAAATCTTCTTACCATACTTATAGAGAAAGACTTTACCTTCGTTCTCAGGGTTCGATGGGTCCTTAACAACAAGAACGTTAGAGATATAAGACAAGCGGCGCTTCTGCTTACGAGCGATTTCCTTATTGGCTTCGATACCCGAATTCCAGAGTTCTGAATTGAGTTCACCAAGAGGATCTGGCTTGTTAATAGTGGTCAACGAGTTTTCGATGTACCACTTTCCGGTCGGACCTTGAAAGCCGTGATCATACACGCGAACCCAGGGAAGTTCTTCGCCTGGAGGAGCAGGAAGAAAACGAAGAACAGCCTGGCCATTGCCAGCCTTATCTACTGAAGGCTTCCATAAGCGATCATCATCGCCGCGCTTTTCGTTTGTGGGATTTGCAATCTTTTCGACTTCTTTCATAAGTGAGTCGAAGTTGCCACGGTTCTTACGGAGTTCCGAGAGAGAATTAAAAGACATATTTGTATTCCTTACTTTGCGTTATATTGCGTTGTATTGCGTTAATATTTGCGTTGTGTATCATAATCATCATAGTCATCGAAATCTTCTTCTTGACTACCAGAGTATTTATACAGGTTTTTGCGGTGCTTACTGGATTTGTCCACACCTTTACGAACTTCTTTGACACGAGGTTCGTAATCGAAGTCTCTACGCTTAGAATGACTCATTTAACAGACCACTTGGCCTTTCTCCTTGATCCATAGTTGAGAGAATTTGTCTTTATCAAACTTGACAAAGACGCGGTACTTTGTTATCAAACGAGATACATCTTTCCATATAAAATCATTTGCTAACACAGTATTATTACTATACACGAAATTAAACAATTTGTCAAGAATAATTAGGGTTTCAAGACTAATTTTTTTACCAAGGTATAGTTTTAATGCTAAGGGATGTTGGCCATCACTAATCAATGGATCAACATTTGCTTTTTCAGCCTCTAACATAAGTGTAGAAATATCTTGGGTGAACAGATATGTCAACTTCTCTTTTCTAGCCTTCCAGTCCCGATATACGTTATCACTTTCGGCATCAAATAAACCATTATGTCCATTGACAAAGTTAGCAACGAAATAATCTACCATCTCAGTAAAGATAAATCGTTTCGCCAACTTGCGAAACAATAGAACATCCTTACGTTTAAGAAATGTTTCTCTCTTACACCTGACACCCGATTTCGTTTTTGTGATATCGTAATCATCAGAAGTAAAATGAAGTTTGAGTGACATGTAGACACGATAAACTTCGAAAGAGTCCATTAGAAGGGTAGCTTTCCATCCTTGCGCTTCAACATATTTAGTTCTTCTGCTTCCGCACGAATCTTTTCCTTAAGTGAAGTTGTCAATAGAACCGATGCCGATTCCATTTCAATATCATTCTTCACGCAATAATCAACTAGCAAGTCCATACACGGTAGACCTGTTGTCGATGCTTGCTTCTCAATAAATTGAGAAAACTCAGTAGAAGTTCTAAACTTCTTCGTAATCAGAAATTCGTTGCTGACTTCATCTACCACTTGAAAATCCTCGACCATAAAATTGTGTTCCACTCATTTCATTTTTATCAAAAAGATACCAACAAGCATTGTCCTTGCCAGTAAACTTACTATCTTCAATCCACTTTACTCTACCTATGGCCACAACCTTACTACAATATTGTAGATAGGGTATTGCTTGTTTAGTATGCATCCAATCAGCATCAAAGAGAAGCCATGTAGGACGAATACTAGCAAACCTATCAATCAATGGATGAAGTATCCATCGCGACCAAGGCGGATTAGTTATAATATAGCTGGTATTTGCGGGAATGTCAACAGTTAATGCATCATATTTTTCAATAGACGGGTCTTTAGGATCAATATCAGAAACCAAAGTAGCTACTGCATTACTATCTGTTAAGGTGTCTATATGCCTACAGAGTCTACCGTCGCCGGCACAAGGCTCAGCGAAGGTAAACTCCGAGGGAAGAAAGGGTAAGAGAGGCTTTACTGCATCCAACGGAGTCGGATAGAAGTCGTTCTTACGATGTTCAAAGTTACTTCTCTTACCCATTCTTTATCCTGCATAAAATATATGATCACCAATTTTAGCTACTCTACGAAGATTCCAACCTGGACTTACATAGTCGGCATGATAGAATAGAACATTTTTTCCTAATACGCCATGATTAGCCCCAGCGAACAATACCTTCTCAGCAACTTTCTTTGACTCAGCATATTGTTGCGCACTGCGGACACTCTTCTTTCCTTCGCATACCCATGAGAACTGACACACACGTTTTGTTCTCTGGTATACAACGGAGCATACGGATTTAGGAAACTTGGGGCTATTTACCCGATTGATAGTGACAGCAGCAACGGCCAATTTGCCTTGAGTAGACTGGTTACCAGCCTCATAATAGATATTGTCTGCGAGACACTTCAATTCTCTGTTATTTGCCAGACGAATATTTTGTGTCTGGATTCTTTGTTGTGTTACTTTACGTTGTTGTTCTTGGGCATCTTCTTTGATGTCCTGAATTACTTCTCCGACGCCGAGGGAATATTCCCTTGCTTCTCTTTCGATGGCAGTTTCAGCATATGAATTAATTCCATATAAACTATAACTTAATAGTCGAAAGAAACTTGAAAAACTTCTTATTAAAGGAAGTCATCTTATTTCCATTTTTTTGTTATACTTGAGAGGGTATTAACCAGTGACTCCCCACACTGATTGTCCGAAGACAAAAAATAACCCACTGTGCTTGCTGGTGTCAGGTCGCACAATGGGTCATACAACTATTTAGCATCCGTAGATTCTTACATCACTCATTTCATCGTATAAACCAAACAGGTGATAGTTTTATTCTGTTTCGAGGGAAAACTATCAAAAACCCAATGAGATTATGCGGCTAGCGCATATCCTGCAAAGGCAACGTTATCGTTTGCATTTACGTTTAGTGGCACTTTGCCAAGCAATCAGTCTCGAACCGCCCTATTACACGAAAATCGAATTCCAAGGTCACCCCCATCAACAAGAAACTCATCTAGGCAAGTACCGCAGCAAAAATCATCTTCTATTATACGCGCTCTTAAATCTTCTAGGTTAGTATACTGAGAGTCACGTATGTCACGACAACTGCAAATTACCATAATTTCCTCTTGGTGGAGGTGCGGGGAGTCGAACCCCGGTCTTTCCGCCTTTATTGTTGATTGTCAACAACTGATAATCTATTTATACACTAGTTTGCTTTGGAAGTCAACAGTTTTTTATATTCTTCACGCCGCAGCATCGATTACAAATGACCAGAATGATGTGCCAGGGTAGAACGTAGCAGGTTTACCGAGTTGTTGCTCTAGTCGTTTTACGTTCTCAACTACGTCTGGCCAACCGGGTGGCCACACGACTTCTGGCCAGCCCTCCACATAGTCATGGCCGCACAGTAGACCACCACTTTTTAGATTTCTCAGTCCATATTGAATGATATGCCAGTCATTTGGATTAGTGTGTGCGGCATCGACAAAGAATATATCTGCAGGGTTGTTTACATATTCCGAGTATTTAAAATACGGACAGGCAGCGCGGATGCTATGAATATTTGGTATATCCTTAGTGTTCTTGTGGAACTCACCATGGAAATCTGTGTCTGTCTGCGGGGCATAAAATGTGTCTACACAATATACATTTACAGAGGGATGGCAGGACTTTGCCCATGTATATGCGCTACGTCCGTAGAGACTGCCGATCTCCATGATGACTCCATTCTCTGGAACCTCATTCGCCCATTTCTCGATTTGATGAAGTTCTTGCTCGGTCATCCAACCGGGAATTTCTAAATTAACCATTATATTATCCTATAGATTAAAATTGATACTCTCTCCGCAGCCGCAGCTACTAGAAGCAAGCGGTGCTTGTATTTCAATGACGCTACCAATAATATCAACTTTTTTATTAACGGTGCTACCTATAAGATATAGTTCCGACGGTCTATCCAGCCAGAACGTCCAATCATCATACTCTTGTGGAAAGTCATCTTCTACGAGTTCGTCAGCACTCTTTACCAAATCCCACTTGTAACTGAACCCGGCACATCCACCTCCTGCGAGAGATAGTCGAACACCTAGTGCGTTATTTGAAACTGAGACATTACGAAAATGCTCAAGTGCGGATTCCGTAAACTGTATGCGGTCTTTTATCATCAAACTATTTATTACGACTCGCTTCGAATAAATCACGAGTTTCGATAAGTTTTTTGGCCCAGTTGTCGCGCTTTTCTACAAACACCTGAGGCTCATCGCCATCTACAGCAATCAAGATAACAAGAAAGGGAACAGGAATACCAGTTCGTTCTTCATACATGATTGCATATGCAGCGGTCTGCATAAAGTAGGAACTGATATATTCCTTCTTCTTGGGCCGATTAGAAGTCTTAAAGTCGATTACGGCGCGAATACCATTGTATTCTCCGATACAGTCAACGCGACCAGCCATACGCAGGAAGTCGCTGTATAATGCCAGCTCTTGGCAGTGAATGTTATCGATAGGTTCAAGAATTGACTTAAACTTAGTAAACATTTCCTTGTCGAGCAAGGACGCTCTCACGCTATCAAAATCGACTTCTTCATTCTTTAAATATGCTTCGGTAAGTGTGTGTATTTTAGTACCGCGAGTAGAAGCCTGCTTAGAAATGCGGTCGGCTTCTTCTTCACCAACGCGCTCACGCCACTTGTTGATGCCATCTTTATTCAGAACACCGAGAACAGTGGTAGCAGAGGGATATCCAACACCCGAGGCATTGACATAAACTCTGCTACCATCTTCTCTTGTTTCATCTTGGGCGAAATCAGTATAATCATAGATCGTTTTAAACATATACTCTTATAACATGATTCGCATAGTTTGTCAAGTCTTTTATGCGTATCTCTCCTCATATTCTAATCTGGCCAGAATATATTCTTTAACCAATTTGGACCTTACTATATCATGAACAGAAAACTCTACAGTTTTGAACGAGGGCATTAGTTCGGCGATAGCGATGAACTTTTGAAGTCCAGACATATCGGTCTTTTTATATAGATCAGTCTGTCGGAAATCTCCGCAGAATATGATCTTTGAGTTTCTGCCAATTCTGGTCATAATTGAATTTAATTCCATATCCGTCATATTCTGACATTCATCAACGATGACGATGGAATTATCTAGAGTGATACCACGAACAAATGAAGTGATCATAAAGTTCACTGACTTTTGTTCTTGCAATCGCTGAAATGGCTGGATATGATTAAACAAATCCTCGCAGATTTCTACATAAGGTAACTGATAAACTTCTGTCTTTTCTTTTTCATCACCAGGTAGGTGACCAATTTCTCTTGATGGAACAGCAGAGCGGACTATTACTACTCGCTCAAATACTGTTTCTGGATCTAGTGCTTCTTCTAGTGCCTTAAAAAGCGCGATGTATGTTTTCCCTGTTCCTGCTACACCGTGAAGTAATATTGCTGCGGACTGTTGATTATAAAGTTCAAAAAATTGTCTCTGATTAAAGGTTTTTGGTTGAATATTTTTTAGGTCTTCGTATTTTACTTTGCATAGCTTACTCTTCTCTAGGGTTACGGGCGAGTCATTATTTGAGACAACTTGTAAGGCGTTTTGTTTTCTTCTTGACATAACAGTCCTTTGAGGTTTGAGGTTGATACAAAAAAGGCGACACTGCAATAGCAGAGTCGCCTAGTGCCGAGGGAGGCACGATGGATTCGGGAAGAGAAATCGGTATAACTGTCTTCATGTAGTTATTTATTGTGTATCATCTTTCCACCAGCAAGGAATTTCACGATTTTTCCATTTTGCCATAGTTTTTTTTGCGCCGATATAATAGTTACGATATGATTGTAAGGAATCACCTTGTACCTTGTATTCATCTGGCATCGCAGGCGTCGGCTGTGTTAGATAACTTACCGGAATATTTTTGGGTGGCTTGCGAAGAAAATAAACTAATCGGTCGGTCGCATGAATTTTACCATACCGATAAGTGTATTCTGCCAGTAGGGATTGGAATAGACATACAAGCCAGTTATAATTATTGTTAGACTGGCGAACCCAGATAGCACTCGGATGATTGATATGTGTTGCTTTGTAGAGAACTGTTTCAAGGGTGTTGTCTTCCATACGCCAACGCTTGATTGAACGGCCATTCGCAGTTTTGTCTAGGTATTGTTCACCGTCGATTACGCGATGTGCAGTAGATAACAGTTGTGCATATTCTAAGATCATCTTAACGACATGCTTGTCATTATGATATTCAGCACATTTGGAAACGTCACGATCCAAATAAAAGATATTCATGATATATTAACTTTCTTCGATAGATTCACGTATGCAGCGTATATGCTCTTTTGCTACACTTGATATTATATCAGATTCCCTCGCAATGTCAAGACATTCTATAACTTCAATTGGGTCCATTTCTAATAAATCGTCCATCATGTTTCTTTCTGGTGTAACTCCGAAAGCATTGACGCAAAATAAAACAAGCTCCACATCGGCATCCGTATATAACGGTATGCGATAGCGTCTAGGTTCCTTACGAAATCTATCTGGAAACTGGAGGATGTTATTCATGTTAATATTTATTAGGAAAAGACTTTTACCATGTATTTCGCCTCGAAATCATCCGCGTCTTTGAAGTTATTCACCATGGGCATACCCTTGATATTAAGACTAGTATTCAATAGCATTGGACAGCCGGTTTCTTCATACCACCTACTAAGAAGTTCATACAGTCCAGAGTGTTGCTCTTTTGTCACAGTTTGGACGCGACTTGTACCATCAGCATGGACAATAGCAGGAAACTGATCAGGATATTTACATCTTGAAGTATATTGCATATAAGGGGAGTCTTCCCATGACATCTCAAAGTAGTCTCTCGCATGTTCTGCCAAAATAACTGGAGCGAATGGCCGAAATTTTTGACGCTTTTTAATGGCATTTACTTTATCCTTAATGTCATGTCCTCTTGGATCAGCTAGAAGGCTGCGATTACCTAATGCTCTAGGACCAAATTCAGCTTGACCATTTGCAACTCCTACTATACTAGCCTTATGCAATTCTGTCAAGAGTTTTTCTACTGGATATTCTCCTCCCATATCTGCACCTAGATATGGACCCTTCCAGTTCAATTTTTGTCTGTTGTTAGCTGCAATCGCACCCAAAGAACTACCCGAATCTCCAGGATTAGGCATAATCCAGACATTATCAAAATACTTTCGTGCAATATGATTTGCACTACAGTTTAACGCACAACCACCCATAAGAACGAGATTATTTTGTCCGGGGTCTTTCATTTTTGCTCGTATCAGAAGTTTTTCGAATTCTTCTTCATAGACTTTTTGAGTTGCCGCAGCGACACTATAAATGTCCAGGTCTCCATCATCTGGCCTCCACCAGCGACATCCACGATGCAGGTTCTCAGATTTCCAAAGATTTTTTACTTCATCATAATACTTTCCAGGATCACCATATGCTACCATTCCCATTAAGATATATTCGTCTTCATTGGGCTTTAACCCAATTCTATCTGTCATAGCAGAATAGAACAGGCCCAAAGACTTGGGATAGTCCATAGACCATTTCTTTTTGAGTTTACTACCAGAACATTTCCAGATTGATGCAGTATCGAATTCCCCAATAGCATCAATAACAAGAGCGGTTGCATCATCATATGGCGAAGTGTAAAAGCCAGCAGCGGCATGTGACTCGTGGTGATAAGCAAACTCTACCGGAATATCTTTTAGACCAAAATGTTCAAGATACTGCCTGACACTAAATCGAATCAGTCCCTGACCGGCTAACAGTCTTCTCATTGCCCTAAGTTTAGGCTTTTCATACCAGTGAATTTTTTCTGGTTTGCCAAATTTCAAAGCAGCATGAATTAAATCATCATTTAAGTCTTTGTCGTTTTTGATACCAGAATATCTTTCTGCATGGGAAGCAAACAAAATTTCATTGCCAGAAACAACAGTCAAAGACGCATCGTGTGCGGCCGCAGATATACCCCATTCAATCATAAAGAATCCTATTTTGGTTTTATCAAATAATCATATATTTCGGTAGCAAACATTTTGTGGGCTTCGATGCCAGCATGTCCATAAGCACATCTTTCACCCTTATATTTATACATTGAGCCAACAGGTACAAAATTCAATCTATCAAATGTATCTTTATAAATCGTTTTTAGACGTTTAATTAAATCAATGTCTGTTTTTGTTTTTAAGAATTTTAAATTAGAATGCTGACTAGATGGATCATCAGGATAAGGAATGTAGGGATGCGTTTCTATAAAAATATGTGGTATATTTTCTTGGTGTAAAGCAGTTTGTATTGACCGTAAAATAATCATATTGTTCAGGGCCACTTGATATTCGTTATTAATTTGTATCAGTGCATCATATAAGGTCTCTAGTTTATTTAATGTATGTCTATGAGACATAATAAAGTTGTGTAAATTACCTTCTTCATCTATGATCATATCTCTTACAGGAGATGTCGCTCCTATAAATACCACATCTCCATCTTTGTAATAACCATTTGCTATATCCGACAGTATATTAAACAATATCTTTTTTTGAGAAGTGCCTGGTTCAGCAAAGTTCACATATTCCGTGGATAACATATCACTAAGATGTTTTGCGTATGAATATTGATTGCACAATTTCACATATCGGTCATTAGCTGATTCCGAACACCTTGGATCTAACATGGCATAAACTTTACTGTATAGTTGTGCGTTCCAGTTGCTGCGCCCATATCTCATTTTCAAAGTATTGACTTCTTTGAGCGACATATCGAATATATCCGCATCTGCCAATTCGGACCCAGCAGTATTGGAACAGCCATAAAAAATTGTTCTTTTTATGTTGCATTCTTCAATATTATGGTATCGGATCGACACTTAGCTCATTCCACAAGTTATAAAATTTTATGTCTTTTTTAAGAAATTTTGTTTCTAATTCTTCAATCCAAGAATCTAATTGTATCGTTTCATCTCTAACATTTGTAACTTCATTGTCGTCAACATGAGATAGAAGACTTTCTCTGATATTTACCAATTGAATGATATCAGAAGAAAAGTAGGATTCATATTTGTCGATGCATATATCTAACTGATCTATTGCTAATTTTTTTATTTCAGGCGTAGCAGCAAAAATATTAAGTGAACGAGGAGAAGTCAATAGCTGAAATGTAATACCGTCATAATAGTCGCTGTAGTAAACATAATCACAGAATTCCACTAAACTTAAAGCACTGGGCAAACAATAGGTTGCATGAATAGTAAGTTTACTATCACTAAAATTTCTAATATATTTTACATTTTCCTCAAATGCATTCCATTTTGCACCATGTCTAATATATTCGAATTTGTCCTTAATAGTTTCAAAGCTAACTGCCCACTTAACTTTTTTTCCTAGAGTTAATAGCTTTTTAGCAACGTCATTGTTTTTAACATCTACCGCCATATTAGATAGGACATAGTAAAACTTGTCAGGTAAAATATCAATTAAATCCAAATTTTGCTTCTGTAGTAGAGGCTCACCCCCTAGAAGTTGCACACTAAAAACGTCATCTGCATTCTGTTTTATAAACTCAAGCAATTGAGCATCGGTATCTTTCGAGTTCTTTTCAAAATTGTCTTGGAGTATAGATGCCCACTTAGAACTAAATTGTGAGTTACAGTAAATACAACTTAGGTTACATGTGTTGTCCCATCTTAGATCCAGGGATGTCAATTGAAAATCTGTTGGTTCAGAGAAGTTTTTAGGATTAGTAATCTTTCGTTGTGATATACTTCCTCCTTTTTCTGCCAAATCACAATAAGAACAATAACTTTCTGGTTGGCCAAGTAGAATATTTTCACGAATTTTATTAGCCTTTTTCCCTAGTAACATCTCAGAAGGATTGTCTTTTTTTATGTTACCCAAAGGAAAAGAGCCAGCACAACAGAACTTAATATCTCCGTTGGTGTTGAGAAATAATCCAGTAAAAGGATATTCACAGAATTTATTCATTAATCAAATACTTATATAGTTCTTCTGCCATCACTTGGTGTTCAGAAATTTTAGGATGACCGAAACCACAATATTTTGGATGAGGCTCTAATGCATTCCAATTTCTACCATATTCATAACTCTTAAAATAATAATCAAGTTTCATGATGGAGGGCAAATCTTTACTTTTTTCTGCTATACGATACATATTTGATTGATAGAAAGTCGGATCTGAAATCCCTTTGAAAATATTATTGTAGTTAGTGGTGACATGAAAACTTTTTACTCTACCATTTGTTCGATGGTAGAGATTATCAATATATTGAATTTGCCAGTAGGCATCCCAGCATATTTGATATGTGTTTCCCACGGTAGCTACATAATCTTTGTGAAATTTCGGCGAGGGCCAATCCGCATGATATGACAATAACGGCTTCTTCGTTATTCCATTCTCATTTAACCAAAACCATCTATTAGCACTTGTTAATCCAAATAGAACTAAGTCTTTATCTCCGATTTTCCCAGTGGCCAGGTCTTCCTCATAGCAGTATATTGAATACTCCATGCCTGCTCCACCAAGCCCTCTGTTTATCCAAGGAACGCCAAACTTATCTGCCAGCCAACGCGGCCATGCCACTTCTTTGGTACGGCGTATCTGTTCGCCCCAATCCCATCTGCCGTTCTCATCGAATAAAGTTTTATCGGAACAATACTTCGGATTATAATATTTTGTATTCCACTCAGGACAGTATAATCCGCCCAAGTCAATTTTTGTTTTATCAACTTCGTATTCCGTTAACGCATCAACAAAAACATGATCTAGCGTTTCATCACCGGCAGTCATACTACAACCATAAGCAATGATTCTATCGAATTCAATCATAAATGAACGGGTCCTGCTTTCGGATCTCAGCCAGTCTCTTTTTATACTTTTGCTTTAGAACATATGAATTATATAATCTTTGAATCCATTTAAACAACATAAATTTCGTCCCTATTATTATTTTTACCACATGCTTCTGAGCAAACATAAAGTTTACCGTCAGAGCAGCTTTTCTTCTTCCATGTATCTTTCAGATTTTGATAGTAAAGACCATCGACAATTGTTTGAAAGTTGCTAGTATTTAGATTGATGGAGGAAGTTCTTGTTTGAGAATAATGCCATTTTTTAAATTGATATTCATCAATTCTATGATAGCTATTATTAATCGCACTATCAAACCAACAACATGGTAGTAAATCGCCACTAGAATTGACATAAAATGTTTTCTTGTTATTAGAATTGCATTTAGGTTCGATTTCAGTATGCTCTAGTTCACTGGTATATTCTTTTGGACTTCTGAATATCTTTTTAAAATCTTCATGTTCGTCTTCTATGCTCATAAAGATATCTCTTACATCAACAG